ATGCAATGAAATACTACTGCAGTCGGTACGAAGAATATATGCTTAAAAAATTTAATGAAAAATAAAACCAATCAAATGAAATACCAAACTATATCCCAACTACTTCGAGAGCTGAAGTCGGCAGACATATCCGAATCAATCCTCAAAGACATAGAACTCATTGAGAAGGTTACCCTGCGTATAGCCTACCACGATGCCTTGCTTCGTGTGCCTTTTGACCAATGGTACGAATCAACATTCAAAACAGAAACAAAATGAAAATCATAGAACTACTTGACGGCAGCACTTGGGATATGGAGACAATCCTTGAGAAGATGCAAGATGATGACTTTTACTACGGGGTACTCGGTAAGAATGCCCTATCCTCCACTGCGTGTAAGCTCCTGCTAACCTCACCCAAGACGTACCACTACGTCACGAAGTACGGCAGCGAGGAGTCTGATGCGTTTGCAGTAGGCAGGCTCGTTCACCTTATGGCTCTTGAGCCGCACAGGGTAGCGGACTATGAAGTGATTGAGGTGCAGAGCAAGAACGCAAAGGCTTGGCAGGATGCAAAGGGTAAGCGTAACCTATGCACTCGCAAAGAGTACAACGAAGCTCAGAGGATATCTGATGCGCTCCTGCGCAACGAGAACGTGCTTGGGCTGCTCACGGGATGCGAGTTTGAAGTGCCAAAGATTGGCATGATTGGCGGCCTACCCTTTAGGGCGAAGGCTGACATCTATGCTGATGGTTTCTTGGCTGACTTAAAAACAACAACCGACCTACGAGCATTCCCATACTCTGCCAAGAAATACGGCTACGATGTGCAGGCGTTCATCTACACCCGATTATTTGGAGTACCGATTGACAAGTTCTTCTTCATCGCTATTGACAAGGCAAGCCTTGACATAGGCATTTATTCTGTAAGCCCCGAATTTGTGGCAGAGGGTGAGCGCAAAACTTTAGAGGCTATTGAAATGTACAAGCAGTTCTTCATCTTGGGTGAGGACTTGGATTCGTACACAGTTGTAGGAACACTTTAATATCTAAACAAAATGCAAGACCAATTTATGAGGATAGCGATGGCGCAGCTCCGTAGCACCTACCCCTTCAAGCCACAACGTAGAGCAGTAGCTGCTCGGATGTGGGTGAAGTTTTTAGAGCGCAAGAATGATTAGACCCTTTGTGCTTGCGTTCCATAAGCAGAACTCGGGAGTATCACACCACAGGACATTTGCACCCTTGATATGTCACAAGGATGTAGATGTTTTTTTTATTGAAAAGATTACCGACATTGACCCTGAGATGTGGCCGAAAGTCACTCACATCTTTACCTCAAGGGCATTCCCTGTTGAGCCGTTTGATGACTTCGTAAAACTCTGCCGTAAGGAGGGCATCAAGCTAATCGTTGATAACGATGATTGGTGGGTGCTGCCTCCTACGCATCCCCTGCAAGGACTGTACGTTGAGCAGATGAGAACGCGCATCGTGCGCTCTATGAAAGCAGCAGATGAGGTATGGGTCACCAACAAGCACCTTGCCTCAAAGGTCAAGAAGTACAATATTAACATCCGAATCATCCCCAATGCCATCAGCGTACCAACATGGCAGGTAAACAGAGAGCCAAGCGAAGAAGTGCGCTTCGGGTATATCGGAGGCAACCACCACGCAGTAGACGTAAGGGAGTCCACAATCAACCTTGAGGGCTATCAAGGCTATGTGGCAGAGGTAGATGGCTATCCCGACATTATGAAGGCAAGCCATAGGCTGCCTACGATGCCGCCAACACACTACCACAAACTATATGAGTTCTTTGACGTCAGCCTCGTACCGCTTACGACATCCGAGTTTGCCAAGTGTAAGTCGCACCTAAAGATGCTTGAGGCAGGGTTTAGCAAATGCGCCTTGATAGTGAGCAACACGCAACCTTATTCACCCTATATCACGAAGGATAATTGCATTGCCATCAAGCACCCAAGCGAATGGGCAGGAGCAATCAAGAGGCTAAAAGAAAACCCCAACCAAGTGGCTGACCTAACGGAATCGTTATACGAGTTTGTGCAAGACTTTACGATGGATAAGATAAACGAACTGCGATGCTTTACATAGTCACGCCCTGCTCACGCCCTCATAACCTCGTTAGGCTAAAACAACATATCCCTGCCTACGCAACGTGGGTTGTGATGATGGATGCCTCTACCAACTACAAGGGAGCAACAGGTGCATCAATTACACATTACTCTACACGCACGGGGAATATGGGTAACCCCCTCCGCAATGAATTCCTTGAGCTATATGCTGATTCCTTTACCAAAGAAGATTGGGTTTACTACCTTGATGATGACAATATCCTGCACCCAAAATTCCTTGAGGAGTGGAACAACCTAAACGGACTTGATTGCTCAATCGTAACGTGGGGGCAAATAGGTAGGCTGCGCCCTACCGACCAACCACAAGTCGGCAACATAGACACCGCCTGTTATATGTTTAAGCCCCACGACCTACCCAACCTGCGCTTTGAGATGACCTACGAGGCAGACGGCACTTTTGCCCAAGCAGCATCCGAGCAAGGAACACTTATCTGCGTAGAGCAGTACCTTTGCTACTACAACGCCCTAAAATGAAAACGAGTAAACAAATAGACGGGTGGTTCAACCACCAAGCAGCATACGATTACCTACTTGCCAATATGCCCGTAGACGGCACGTTCGTAGAGTTGGGTGCGTGGCTCGGTAAGTCATCGGCCTACCTATGCGACAAAGCAACACACCAAAACATTACAATCATTGACACTTGGAAAGGCTCACCTAACGAACTAACCACCACCCACAAGCTCGCAACGGAGGTAGACATCTACAAGCTATTCTTGGAGAATATGGGTGAGCGCAAGTACAATGTAATCAAAGGAACATCCAAAGTAGCGGCAAAAATGTTTCTCAATGAATCCCTTGACGTGGTATTTATAGACCTCACCCATACCTATGAGGCGGTAAAAGAAGATATCAAGTTATGGCTCCCAAAAGTAAAGAAGCGAGGCTTCATCGCAGGAGATGACTACCACGAGAATTGGAAGGGTGTAATCCAAGCCGTTGATGAACTGCTGCCACACGCCACGTTCATTGATGATTGTTGGATTTACCAAAGGTGAAGAACCACACAAAGGTTTATCTCAAGGGAATGGGCTACACAACAACCGACTTCATTCCCTGCGAGGTATGTCAAGGCAAAGCCGTAGACATCCACCACATAGAACCAAGAGGGATGGGTGGAAGCAAAATTGCTGATACCATCGAGAACCTTATGGCATTATGCAGAACTTGTCACCACGAGGCTGACTTTGGAACCAAACTAAAGAAAGATTACCTTTACGAAGTTCACAACCACCATTTATCAAAAAGAGTTATTTAGTTATGCAAAGAGCAACAATCGGTACAATCATACCAAACCCAAAAAATCCAAGAATCATAAAGGATGACAAGTTCAAGAAACTTGTAAAGTCCATACAGGAGTTCCCACAGATGCTTGAGTTGCGTCCAATCGTAGTAGATAGCAATATGGTAGTGCTTGGGGGGAATATGCGCCTCAAGGCTTGTATTGCCGCAGGACTGAAGGAAGTACCCATCATCATAGCCGACAAACTGACAGATGCACAGAAGGATGAGTTTATCATTAAGGACAACGTAGGCTTCGGAGAATGGGATTGGGACTTGCTTGCTAACGAGTGGGAGGTAAAAGATTTGTTTAATTGGGGAGTGGATATTCCATCAGCATATTTTGACGATGACAAAGAACCTGAGTTTGACAAGGATATGCTTGACGAGGCTCTTGATGGATATATAAACTCAAAGGTTAAGCAGATAACTCTGTACTTTGACAATCAACAATATGAGTATGTCCTTGAAAAACTTGAGGCACTTGCAAAGGCAAATCAGTTAGAAAGCAATACAGACGTAATTATTTATTTACTTGAAAGCAATAGCAATAATCCCAAGTAAGCAACGTGCTGATGTATTTCAGAAAGTATGCCGACCCTTTGTTGACTCATTGGGAATTGATACAATCGTTATATTAGAAAAGGAGGACTACGAAAAGTATGACTACCCAAACAAGTTAATGCTTGAAAGAAGCAATGCAGGTATTTCTTATGCATTGTCGGAAGGTAAAAAATACGCAGAGCAAAACGGCTATGATGTTATTTTTAAGATAGACGATGACGTTTCGGCAGTCGGTAATATATCTGAAGACCTGCAGGATATGCTTGCATACTTTTCAAAACATAAGTCATTAGGTGCCATTGTGTTCCCTTATGACTTTGAGTTTTACGCAAAAAGCAAGAAGCTATTTACGCACATAAACAAAAGAGTGCAAACTTGCTATTTAATTAGAACCTCCTCCTTTAGGCCTCGTGAGGATGTAAATACATTTGAGGACTTTTATCAGTTCTTCCAAATGGTAAACAATAATGAGTTTACTTTATTCTGCGCACGGCACGCTATAAAGTGTAAACCCGTTGGCAGCGGAGCAGGCGGTCATCAAGCGTTTGACAGAAAGCAACAGGCGGAAAATGAAATAAAGATATTTCAATCCATTGACCCAACTGTTAACGTAATTGTTAAGGAAGATAAAAGATGGTACTATGAGCCTAAACTTGTAGGTGAGCAATACAAGTCAAAGAAATTATGAAACGCATAGACCTTGAGCGCAAGCCAATAGACAAGGATAAGTTCAGAAAACGAACTGCCTTGCTTTCGGATGTAAGTACAACAATCAAAGAGGACTGTATTATTTATGTCAATAACGAACCTGTTGTCTTTTACAAAAAATTAGAAACCGATACCTCCGCTTTGCGGTGGGCAGTTAAAAATCAGAAATACTCAACGGGCAAAAGAAGCAGAGGACTTGAATCAACATCCAATATATTCGGATACTCCCCAAGAATTGCAATGCGTCACGACTATTGTAGCGTTACGGCAATGGCTAAAAACTATCCGAAGCAACATTACATAATTACAAACTTCGTAAGTGAGTTGGTTGACTACTACAAAGAGTACTTCCCTCAGCAATACGAACACCACACAGAAACTGTTAAGGAACGGGTGATGAGTGATTGGACAATAGGAGCATCCCCATTTACAAGTGGCATAGTAAATAAAAACAATCAGCTTAAATATCACTATGATGCAGGGAACTTCAAAGGGGTTCTTTCAAATATGGTTGTATTCAAAAGCGATATATATGGTGGTCACCTTGTAATTCCCGAATTAGACATTGCTCTTGAGGTTGCGGACAACACCTTAACAATTTTTAATGGACAAGATATTCTTCACGGGGTATCTGACATACAATACAAAAACAATTCATCGTACAGGTATTCTGTTGTTTACTATTCCCTTGAGCAAATGTGGAAGTGCGAACCTTTGGATGGTGAGATAAAGCGAATCCGCAAAGTAAAAACAGAACGAGAGAAAAAAAGATTAGACCCTGTTCATATGGATTCTTTGAAAAAAAGACAAGAAGAACTGAAGTCATATTCTGATAAAGAATTTTTTAAATCAGCAGAGAAGAATGACAAGTAGTGACATCCATAAAAAGGCAATGCTTGATGCGTTGGAGAAATCTCTCGGGGTAGTTACGTCTGCTTGCAAGAGCGTTGACCTATCACGGCAAACGCATTACCGATGGATGCAAGAGGACAAAGAATACAAAGCAGCAGTCGAAGAACTATCAGACGTAGCGATTGACTTCGCAGAGAGCCAACTGCACAAGCAGATAAAGGAGGGCAACTCCACCGCTACTATCTTTTTTCTAAAGACCAAAGGCAAGAAGCGTGGATACGTGGAACGCCAAGAGGTAGACGTATCTTTGGGCAAGCTATTCCAAATTGAGGTGCTTGGCGAAGATTCAGACCAATAAAGTATATAACCACTTAAAGCGCAGCGACAAGAAGATAGTCGTGGAGCAGGGCGGTACTCGTAGTGGGAAGACGTACAACATCCTGCTATGGGTGATTTTCTATTATAGCACAACAGAAAGCAACAAGACAATTACGATATGTCGTAAGACGTTCCCTTCGCTTCGTGCTTCGGTGATGCGGGACTTCTTTGAGATACTTCGTGCCAACGACCTGTACAACGAGGCTTACCACAACAGGTCAAGCCACGAGTATTATCTGAATGGCAACCTTGTAGAGTTCATAAGCCTTGACCAACCGCAGAAGATACGAGGTCGCAAGAGGGACTTGCTATACATCAACGAAGCCAATGAACTGACGTATGAGGATTGGCAGCAGCTCATCCTGCGTACCGAAGGCAGGGCAATCCTTGACTACAACCCCTCTGATGCATTCCATTGGATATACGATAAGGTGGTAACCCGTGACGACTGCGAGTTCCATCAGACCACCTACCTTGATAACCCGTTCCTTGATAGCAGCATCCGACAGGAAATAGAACGGTTAAGGGATACCGATAGCGACTATTGGAGAATCTACGGACTCGGAGAACGTGGTATGAGCAGAGCCACCATCTTCCAATACGGGCAAGGAGAGATACCAACGGATGCCACGCTCTTATGTCACGGGATGGACTTTGGGTACACCAATGACCCAACCGCACTTGTGGCGGTTTACAAGTCGGGGGACAATCTTTATGTGGATGAGCTTATCTACCGCACAGGGATGACCAACCCCGACATCAGCAACGTGCTAAACTCACTTGGGCTTGACCGAAGGGCAGAGATATATGCTGACTCTGCAGAGCCTAAAAGTATTGAGGAGCTGCATCGTATGGGATGGAACGTGAAACCCACGCAGAAGGGCGGAGATAGCGTCATAGTGGGCATTGACGTACTGAAGCGGCACAAGCTATTCGTAACACCACGAAGCAGCAACCTAATCAAGGAACTTCAGAACTACAAATGGGTAGAAGACAAGAACGGCAACCTCTTGAACAAACCCATTGATGCATTCAACCACGCCATAGATGCGCTGCGCTATGCAACGTATAACAAGTTGAGCCGCCCTAACTTTGGGCGGTATGCCATACGCTAAAACTAAAAGGTTATTTTAATACAATGGAACTAAAGGTAATTGTACCCACCTCCCTGTCGGAGATAACGCTTGACCAATACCAACGCTTTGCGAGGTTGGAGGGCGATGAGGAGTTTTTGACCCACAAGATGCTTGAGATATTCTGCGGAGTGCCTCTGGCAGAGTTGCCCAATGTAAAGTTTGCAAGCGTAGCCAATGTGATGCGCCACATCAATACGATGTTCAGCGAGAAGCCAAACCTAAAGACGGAGTTCACGATGGGCGAACAAACCTACGGGTTCATCCCGAACCTTGAGGACATAACCTTTGGGGAGTATGTGGACTTGGACAATTATATGGGTGACATACAAGAGCTGCACAAAACGATGGCAGTATTGTACAGACCTATCACAAATCGCATAGGCAAGCGGTATGCTATTGAGCCATACGAATCAGCATCCAAGTACTCCGCATCAATGAAGGATGCGCCAATGGATGTTGTGATGGGAGCATCGGTTTTTTTTTGGCGTTTAGGAAACGAGTTACTGCTCGCTACCCTGACCTCTTTGGAGAAGGAGAGAACGAGTACTCCGCAGAGTCCCAATTCGGAAGAAAGTGGGGATGGTATTCTTCCTTCCATCAGCTTGCTCAAGGAGATGTTACAAGATTTGAACGAGTCGGAAGGCTTGGCGTTCACGAAGCCCTTACCTTTCTCGTTTTTGAAAAAGAGCGCATAGACGTTGAACGCAAACAATTAGATAAGATTAAAAAATGAGACAGTTCTACGACATCACCACCAAGCTAAAAGATACGCTTGAAGCCAATAGCCAAGTCAATGTGGTAACCACAGGGGATATTTTTGACATAGACCTAAACAAGCAGACCATCTTTCCGTTGTCGCACATCATCATCAACCAAGCAACATTCGATGGACAGGTAGTCCGTATGAACGTAAGCCTTGTTTGTATGGACTTGGTAGATGAGACCAAAGAGAATCCAAGATTGCAGGCAGAGCCGTTCTACGGCATCAGCAACGAGCAAAACATACTGAACACGCAGCTTGCGGTAATCAACGATGTAGTGCAGGAACTGCGCAGGGGTACTCTGTACACCGACCTTTATCAGTTAGATGGTACTGCGTCTTGTGTTCCCTTTAGCGAGAGGTTTGAGAACCTGCTTGCAGGATGGACTGCAACCTTTGATGTGCTGCTTGCAAACACCGAGATAAGCACCTGCTAAAATGGCACGTGAGGATTTGCTTGCTGCGGTACTGATTAAGTTTGGCAAATATGTCATTCAACAGGCGAGGAGTAACCTCACCAAAGGCAAGCACAACTTTGACAAGACCCTTTACAATTCGCTACGCTACAATATCTACTATTCAGATAATAAGTTCTCTTTGGTTTTCTCAATGGAGGACTACGGTGAGTACCAAGACAAAGGAGTAAGGGGCGCAGGAGGCACGAGAAAGTCCACAAGCCCATTCAACAAGCGCAACAACAAGGGCAAGATATGGAAGCAGAAAGCACCCAATAGCCCATACAGTTACAAGGATGGCAAGAAGCCATCGGTAAAGCACTTCAAGCGTTGGGCAGAGAGCAAGGGGCTAAATCCTTTTGCAGTCCGTGAGTCCGTATTTCGGCAGGGTATTGCCCCCACTAAATTTTTTAGCACTCCATTTAATATTGCATTCAACAAACTGCCCCCCGAAATTGCTGACGCAATAAAAAATAATTTCTAAAAAAATGAGTACACCTACATCATCCATTCCCGATAGCATATCAATGGCTCGAAGCCCGATATTTTTTACGGCTCGCAACAATTCAGTTGCAGGAGATACGCTTGAGTTTATGTCCCTAAATATGCTCATCTATTCGGGTGTGTTCACGACATCGGGAACAAACAACTACGAGCTTGAGAAGAACTACTCTATCAATAACGTAATCAACTTTGAAACAAGCGACCTAATCCGTTCCGAGTTCTACCACGACTTTAGTATATGGAACGACATCGGCTTCACGCAGAGTCCGCAGGGTGAGGCATTGTTTGTTTGGGGCTATGGAGATTGGACTTTTGACAACGCAGGAGGCGGTGTAGTATCGGCTCAATGGAATCAACCCGAAGAAGAAGCACCCGACCAATTTATCACTTTAGATGGATGGGCAACCCGTGACAACATTGCTCCTGTTGCAGTATCGCAGGTGGTGCTTGCAACGGATAGAGATAGGCAGGTGCTTGTCGGTAACTACGAATCCCTTGCAATCAACAATAGCGTAGCCAATGACTTGGGCGCAATCCGCATCACTTGGCAAAGCGGTGACACAGAGCTACTGACAAACGCAGGGGGAGGCACAACGCCACCCGACTCATCAACCAACGACACGCAAGACCTTGTAATCTACGCAGGAGTCGGCCCTGCTAACCTTGAGAACAATGGTGACCTACCTGCGGAGATAAAGCCAAGCACACAACCAGATGGTGGCGTAGGGCAGTACTACGATGTCATTCTCTTGGATGGCGAGGACTCACCAAACGAGATAGGGCGTGTACGATACTACGTTATCTGCGAACCCAAGTACGACCCTGTGCAGGTAGCGTTCATCAACCGCTTTGGCGTTGCTGACTTCATCACGTTCTTTAAGCGCAGCGATGAGCGTGGTAATTTCACGCAGGACTCCTACCAAAAGAGCATCTACAACGATGGCTTCACCACCCCGTCTTTGGAGATAGGCAAATACCAATCTTTTAATGTCAACTCTCGCAACACCCTATCCCTAAACACAGGGTTCGTTGACCAAGACTACGATGAAACGATTGAGGATATTCTGATGAGCGAGTATGTCGCGGTCTATACCAATAGCAACTGGGTGAGTGCAGTTCCGAATCGCGGCAGCATAGAATACCAAAAGAGCGTGAACACAAGGCTCATCAATTACACAATGTCCTTTGACTTTGGCTTTGATGAGCGCAGCTTGGTACGATGAACAAGGTTGATATTTACGTCAATGGCTTTAGGCTAGACATCTTTGATGATGAGGAGATAAGTATCAACCTCTCGGTGCAGAACGTGCAGGACATCTCAAAGGTGTTCACGGACTTCACGCAGGGGTTTACCATTCCTGCAAGCCCACGCAATAACGAGATACTTCAGCACTACTACAACGCTAACATCACAAGTTCTGTTATCACTACCGAGACAGGCGGCAGCCCCGTATGGAATAGCATCGGTATCACTTGGAATACTTTTAATACTGTTTGGAACGCAGGTGCAACAAGCGCATCTGTTGCCAATACTTTTGATGGCAGGCTACGACAAGAAGCAAGAATTGAAATAAACTCCCTACCCTTCCGCACAGGCGTGATTGAGGTAGAGAACGTGCAGTTGAAAGGCACAGAGCCGTATGCGTACACCTTGACGTTCTATGGCGATGTGGTAACGCTTATGGACTTGTTTGGCGAGGATTATTTGTATGACGTTGACTTCAGCGCATTCAACCACGAATACACAGATGAGGCAATCTATGATAGGCTGACTACTGATACATACGTTCCTTTGTTTTATCCGCTATGCAGCCCCGTTAAGAATTGGTACTATCAAAGCGAGGGTGGTGCGGGAGCTAATAATGAAAATAACATTGCGTACAGAACCAATGGAGAAGCCCCCTCTCAAGGGAATAGGGGCATCCGTTACTTTGAATTAAAACCTGCTCTAAAGGTTTACGCTATTTTAGAAAGCATTGCGACAAAGTACGGATTCACCTTTACAGGTGAATTTGTTAACTCCGAGCCATTTCAAGACCTGTCGTTATGGCTGCATCGCTTTGAAGGGTACCTCTTTAGTGGGGGCAACGACATTGAATGGCAGTTGATAAATATGAACAACACGATAAGTGGTACGCAATTTAATTTAACCACAGACACTTGGACTGTTGCTGATACTGAATCATACTATTTAGAAATAGAAATGAGGAACGTCAATGAAAACTATGAGCTTGGTGTTTTTAGGAATGGTATATTTTTATCTTCAGCATTAATTAATGCACACCCCTCTACGGATGTCACTACCACGATAGAGTTTTTGCGTCTTACCACAGGAACAGAAGTGCAGCTATACATCAGACCTCAATCACCTACCTCTATGAACTATCGGTGCATAGATTACCAAGCGTTTGATGAGGAAACCCTTGACTCGCAATTTCAAGTAAATCAAACCACATCGGTAAGCTACACCTTCACTGTTGTTGTTTCCGATATAATGCCCGAAATAAAAATTAAAGATTTTATTTCAGGGGTTCTGAAGATGTACAATATGGTAATCGTGCCTACTACCTTTAACACATTCCTGCTTCAGCCGTTGCAGGATTGGTACGCAGCAGGCACCGACAAAGACTTCCAAGAGTATTTAGACATCACGCAGTATGTGGTGAACAGACCACCCCTATACAGGGAGATAGAATTTAAGTACCAACCGACCGAGCAGATACTTGGATTCCAATACCTGCAAACAAACAACATCGGCTTTGGTGATTTGAACAACATCTTCACTTTTGATGGTGAGGATTTGCTTATTGAGGTTCCGTTTGAATGCCCATTGTTTGAGAGGTTGACCGACCAACACGATGACTCATTAACCAACGTACTTGTATATAAGAGCATCACAAGTGAGACAAACGAAGATGGTGTATTTAATCCCTATTTGGGTGCGCCTATTTTGTTTTATGGATATTTTGATAATTACGACTTAACTGAAAACCCAATAGGGTTTGTAAACTCGGATGATAGTCACACCCAAGTGGATATTGCTTGGTATGCCAATACGTCAAACCGCTATGCGGGTGTAGGTATATCTAACACCATAACCTTTGGAGCAGACATAGACCCATTCTACCTTCAATCAATAAACCGCAGCCTTTACAATAACGAGTGGAGCGACTACATTACCGACCTGTACTCCAAGCAGCGCAGGGTGTACAACGTAGATGCGGTGCTGCCTATCGGTAAAATCATAACGCTGAACCTTCAGAATGCAATCATTTGGAACAACACCAAGTACATCATAAACAACGTCAACCTAAATATGACCACAGGCAAAGCATCATTTGAACTCCTCAACGTAGTATGAAGAAAGGTTATTTAAGTTATTTAATTGAAATACTAAACTCGGATGAGTGGCTTGGAGCAGGTGATTGCGTTGAAAT